TTGGTTAATTGCACTTATGGTGTTAATTGATCACGCTGATACGTGGTTCGATTGAAGAATCGAACGATATCAAACCAAGGTGTGTTTACTAGTTCCCTTGTTGGGTCACCATCCTCCCTGTAAACAGGTTGGAATAGACCCTTAGGAAACAACTTCGAAGCAATTACAGCTTCCTCATCTTCAGAGATGAAGGGCTCATGTTGAACGAAGAACGGTAAACGTGAGGACTCGGCCTCCTGGAATCGCTTCCAGAAGTCTCGAGTGCCCCAAGACCTAGCCTCGTCATCCCTGGTCGGGATGAGAGTTAACGCGTAACGGTTGGCAGTGATGCCGAGCGTGCGCACCCTAGACACGAAGGAGTTCATAAACTCCTTTAGTGGTCTGTCCACCCTCCAGTAAGGAAGGTACACTTCAGGGTTCTTATTCAAGAGAAATAGTGCGAAAGGAGTCAGTCGTTCTTCGAACGGTAACCCGTGAGGGTTCCATCCTAGACCTCCGATTTCTGAAGGCACTTCACCAAGCAGATCGATTACTTCTGCTTGCCTCTTGGAAAGAAGGCTGGTAGAGTTTGAACCGACCTGTCGACAAAAATCGACAAAGTTCGAATCATTCAAATCTCTCCACTTATACTGCGGAATTATCACAGACTTAGTGATTATTTTCCCAGCAAACTCTGCCATGATTTCTGAAGTCATAGACTTCTGTTCTGAAATCTTGCATCCCAGTTCACTCAATGAACTCCGGTAAACGGAGGCCACTAAGTTGTTCGAGATCACAATGTCGTCACCAAGGATTCTATAAGGATAGGGCTCGATAAGCCCTAGGTCTTTACAGATATCCATGACCAGACAATGGTGAGAGAGTGCGAAAGCAAAGAAAGATGGACCGAGCCCTAGAGGCTGGCCACGTAAGAACTTATGAATCCTTACGTTCCCGTTCTCCTTAGTAAACCAAGGAGCCCGAGAGACTTTGATAAATATCTCGACAAGAGATAGATATCTGCTTTCAGTAGTAGAAGATACAGGAATACGCCTTAACAAGACGTCTTCCGTGTATGCCAAAGGGAACAGGTTAGTTGCATCAGACAAATCTATGCTATGCATAGTCTGCCCTTTGCGCAACTGATCTTGAACCCAAAGCACACCCGTTTCCTGGTCGAATGTTGAATCATTCGGTAGTAATGATAGTACGTCACCTAGAACCTCTTTTAAGGGCTCTAGTACAGCTTGCAAGACCCTGTTCGGGTTTGCAACAGCACGCAACTTCATTCCTGGCTCTTGTATGTAGGAAATCTTCCCTACACACTCGTCCATAGGAGAGTAACGAGGAATCTTACCAGTTTGGGCAAGATACGCTAAGTCATCGAAGAGTTCAGTAGGTATTACCTCTCTGAAGATTCTCTCATAGTCCTTTTCAAGACTCATGATTGGTTTGCTGCAAGCAGCAAAAAGTAGCGATTGAAAAGCATCAGTTTCAGGATACGATTTTCCGTCCTGACCTGGTTGGAAAACGGACCCCGAAAGGGGTGCGTTAACCCAAGGAAGACCTTTTCCCAAGTAGGGCCTAATTTTAGGAACCAACTTATAGGATCGGGTTGACTTTGCTGTCAAACCTCGTGCTTCCCTCGATTCCATCGAGGAGAAGAACTTCTCTCTTTGAGCTTCCGTGACCGAGGACGAAACGAACTGAGAATAAATCATAAGCGAATTAATCGCAATGAACAGATTCTTGTCGTTTTGCTTCGACATCCGGAATAACTCGGACAAGACACCAGACGGTAGACCAGACTTGTTAAGTCTGACCCAACTAAGAGTTATGGGGCGACCAGCCGCATAACTAATTAGTGCCGTCTTGATGGCTTTCAGCCTACTCACGGTCCATTCAGGACCAGAGCAACGGAACCAACGGTCCACTAGAGATTCCAGCTCGATAGCTGAGGCTCTCTTAAGGCCTAGTGCAGTTAAACGATGAACATTGTTTTTCATGTCTTCTATTTTATTAGATGTGTATGATTGTTCATGTAGGCGCCCTGCCTACAAGTGATTCCCCCTCTTATCAGAGAG